TTGAGAGCTACAGTGATGAGAGACTTCTTAGAAATTATGAAGACACTTGAGATTTATGACGTGGCTAGACATAACAAGTCAGAGCACATCTATACCTTTAATAATGGCTCTATAGTTGAATTTTTCTCAGTGGATGATGAGCAGAAGATTAGAGGTAGAAAGCGTGACCTTGCATGGTGTAATGAAGCTAATGAGCTGTACTATGATGACTTCACTCAGCTAAACATGAGGACAGAAGGAAAGCTAATCTTTGACTACAATCCTTCAGAGTCTAACTCGTGGCTGTATGAGCTACCAGCTGAGGAATCAATACTGATTAAATCTACCTACAAAGACAATCCCTTCCTACCTGAGAGCATCAAGCGACAGATTGAAGACTTGAAGAGAACAGATGAGGCACAGTATCAAATCTATGCACTAGGAGAGAAAGCTATCAGCAAAAGCAACATCTACAGCAATTGGTCATTTGTCAAACATAGACCAGCTAAGTTCACATCCTATGTCTATGGCTTAGACTTTGGTTATAATCACCCTACAGCATTGGTAAGAGTATACTGGAGAGATAAAGACATATACATTGAGCCAGTCATCTATGAAAGCTACTTAACAACTACTGACCTAATCGCAAGAATGGATCAGTTAGGAATTGAGAAGAGCATCAACATTTTAGCTGACTACTCTAGGCCTGAGACAATAGCTGAAATTGATAGAGCTGGCTATTACATTGAGAATGCTAACAAGGTAGTCAAGCAAGGGATAGATAACATTAAGACCTTCGGTGTATTCTGTGAAGACCATCCTGCTATCAAAAAGGAATACGAGAATTATAAGTGGAAGAAAATAGGGGACACAATTACAGATGAGCCAGTCAAACTTTGGGATGATGCAATGGATGCTATCAGGTACGCAGCAACCTACATCAAGAAGGAATACTATACAGATGACAGCTATCTATCCTTCTAATTGAATTCTAATAAAAATACAATATAGGTATGGCAACAACAATCATAGCACAGCCTCAAGATTTCACTCCAGCTTATAACGAGTGCAAGTTTATTATTGACTCAACTAACAAGAATAAGTCAGGATTCAGATATATCTTTGAGGTGTTTGACTCAGTGACCAATCTAAGAATAGGCTACTACAAAGCACTACCAACTTATGGCACTGGCTATGGTGAGCAAGACTTATCTAAGCTATTGAGCAACTCAGTTAGCTTTGACTTCAATCCATCAATCACTACTTTCTATGATGCATCCAATAGCTATTTTGGCTATGATGTAAAGTTTGGTGAGGAGTATATTTTTGACATGAGCTACACAGCATCTCTGACTGATAATAGTGGCAATGTTCGCATCACAGCTACTCATCCATTCCAAGTAGGTGACCAAGTGAATATCACTCAAGCAGATGGTGGAGTTGCGAATCCTGGTGTTGAGGGGTTGCATACAGTTATTGCTATCACTGGCACAACTAACTTCACAATCAATGCTCTATGGTCAGGAGTCATAGATGCTACTATCAATGGAGTAGTAGAGTATGCTGATAAGAGAAAGACTATAGACTTAGACATAATCTCTACACTTGATAAATTTGTCTTCAATGGTGTATATCCTTGGCTTGAGTTCCCATATTGGGATGAGGACACTTACAACACAAATGGTGTCACTAAGGAGTGGCTAACAGATCAACCTACTTCATTCAGTTGCACACCTGGTCAAGATTTATGGCTTAATTTAAAGGATAGAGGCACAGTAACTGGTGGCAATAAAAGAGCATACTTTAAGAATGATAACGGTGATACATTCTATAAGAATTTAAATTCAAATGACTTCATTAAAGGTGTAGCAGTTGGCCCTAACAACTATGGATCACTCACTGTAGTAAGTGGCACAGCTCCATTGGTAAAGAATGACACTAAGGGCTATGTGATTTGGTACTCAGATGGAGTGTTCAACCCAGTTAAGTCAGTCAAGTATCTAATAAATATAGACAGACGTATGCTTATCTCTGAGAGTCACATTGTTTTCTTAGATAGATTAGGCTCATGGAGTAGCTTTGCTTTCCAGCTTAAGGCATACGAGAGAGGAAACATCAATAGACAGACTTACAATCAAGATGTACCTGGTGCAGTTGTTGATGGTCAGTGGGGATATAAAAGTTATGAACAAGGCACAGTTAACATCAACACTGAGGTGTCTAAGCTCTATGACTTATCAACTAATTTCATGACTGAAGCTGAGGGTGAGTACTTCCAACAGTTGTTAACTTCACCACAAACGTACGTTAAAAACGTACTGTATCACATCACAGAAGATGGTGCTGTACTATTCGATGAGGCTGGCTGTATAATTCACGTGCCTGAGAGCACTGAATATGTGAGTTGCAATGTCACTACCAACACCTTTGAAGTGTTCAAGCAACGCAACAACAATCTAATCAAGCAATCTATTCAAGTAAGAATAGGTAACAACGACACAATCAATGGTTAAAATAGTTCTATCAAATGGTGTGCTTGATGTCTCAGAGAATCTTGCACTACCTATCACATTTAGTGTTGGTGACATTAGAGATTTGTCTTCTCGCAAGGGGACATTCTCAAAGACCATCACATTAGCTGGCACTAAGAACAACAACGACCTACTTGGTCACTACTATGATGTCAATATCCAAGCTGGTACATTTAACATCAACACACTAACAAAGTGTCAAGTCATTCAGAATGGTGTACCTATCTTAGACGATGCACTTCTACAGTTAGTATCAGTCAACAAGGTACAGACAAGTACTAGATTTGAGGATGAGGTAAGCTATGATGTATTGATCAAAGATAGTAGAGCTGAGTTCTTTACAGCTATTACAAACGCTAACTTGACTGACTTAGACTTTAGTGACTTAGATCACGTGTTTAGCTCTACAAATATAGTGGCTTCATTCAGTCACACTGTAGCTGATGGTTACAAGTATGTGATGCCATACATTGAGAGCAATGACTTTAATGCTAATGACTTCAAGCCAGCAATCTATGCTAAGACTTACTTTGATAGGATATTCGCTGTAGCTGGATTTACATACACTTGGGATGAGTTAACATCAGCTCACTTTGACAAGTTGTTAATTCCTTATAATGGTGATACAAATGACCAAGATTATAATGACTATAGAGTAGAGGCTACTAACACATGGACCACAAGCTATGTGCAACCTACTGGCTACAATAATACATTTGAGGAACTTATTGACTCAGGATGGTCAGAGGTTACGGATGCACAGAATATCTTTGACCCTACAGTAGGTGAGTATTCAACACCATTTAGCACTAATGCTGTGGCTAGTGAACATTACTCCTATGGCTTGACTATTGGTGGCTCAATAATATTAGATAACAATAGTGGTGCTAATGCTATCCTTGCTAATATAGTAAGTGGCACAGTTGATGAGAATAGATATAGAGTATTTGCAAGGGTACAAGTAGGTGTTAACACAAATGCTGTTATTGTGTATGGCTCAAGTGTTACAGTTGATTATCCAGTAGCATCACCACTACCTAATGGCAACACTACTATCTTATCATTCTCAGACACCTTGACTATTCCAGCAGTAGTGAATGGTGTAATATTAGGTATATCATCAAGTGATATTCAAATTCTTGAGATAGGTGTTGAGGTTGTTAGCACTCAAAATGGAGTAACTCAAGGTAGTGGCTTAGGTTCTAATTATTGGATAGCAACTGGTGGAGGATTTAATTTTGTAGACGTTAATGTAGTGCTTGACTTGATATCAATCAACATGGTGATTCTACCTAGCAACAACATCCAAGTAACTGGTAGTACACTTAACATCAATCAATACGTACCAAAAGAAATCAAGCAGTCAGACTTTGTTAAGTCTATCCTACAGATGTACAATTTGTATGTTGAGCAAGATGTTAACAATCCTAACAATCTAATCTTAAGACATCGTGATGAGTACTATGACTCAGGAGCTGAGAAAGACTGGAGCAGAAAGCTAGCTAAGGATAAGGACCAACAGTTGATATTCCTTCCTGACTTGACTAACAAGAAGCTCAAGCTAACTTATGCACCTGACACAGATGACTTCAATACAATGTATGAGCAAGCTACTAGTGAGACGTATGGTCAGCTAGAGTATACATTTGACAATGAGTATGTGAAGGATGTTGCTACTCAGGAGTTAATATTCTCACCTACACCAGTATTCTTGACATCATTTGGAGCTTATGTGCCAGCTATAATTGGTGCATCACCAAATACTAACATTCGCATCTTGTATGATGGTGGCTTGCAGTCATGTCAACCATTTGACATCTTAGACTTTGGCACTACTGGAGAGTTTGGATTGACAAGTTATCCAATGCTAGGTCACTTTGACAATGCGTTGACACCTAGCTTTGACATCAACTTTGGCACTAACGACTTTTACTTCTATGAGCCAATATCACTGACATCTAACAACCTATACAATCTATATTGGAGACGCACAGTTAACCAGATTAATGTTGGCAAAATGTTGATAGCTATGTTTGACTTGACTGAGGTAGACATCCAATCACTTAAGCTGAATGATAAGATTTACATAGATAACTCCTGGTGGAATATTAACAAGATACAAGACTACAATGGCAACCAAAGACAGCTCACTAAGGTAGAGCTTATCAGTATTGACACTGAGATAGACCTAGCACCATTTAAGATAGGCAGAGGACGACCATTTGGTGATGTGATGATAGGTGTCGGAGTAGATGCATTGGTAGGTAGAAATACCTTTAACAACAACGTGATACTACCAGGTGCGAATGCTCAAGTCTTTGGTAAGGGCAATGTAGTCACAGCTGGCACAAAAGGAATCATAGTAGGTGATGGTCAGACTTTGAGTGAAAGTGGTATGGTGGTGAGCAACCTAACAGTGACTGGTACAATCAATGGTGATGTTGTAGTACCTTACAAGAAATATATAGCTACAATTAGTCAGACCGGCACAAGTGATCCTACAGTTACAGTGCTTGAGAATACAATAGGTGACATAGTGTGGACAAGGACACTAGCTGGTAGGTATGAAGGTACATTGGTAGGAGCTTTCCCTGACCAAGATAAAACATACTTACTTAACAGCATAACTCAAACGAATAATTACATAAGATTTTATTGGACATCTGCAAATGTAGTACAGATTAGAACTGCTGACTTCACTAACACACTTCAAGATGGACAGCTTGATTTTAACACAATAGAAATAAGAACATACTGATATGAATGAAGTTGAGATACCATTAAAGGTCACTGGCATTGGTGCCATTAAGGCTGAGTTAAGAGAGTTAAAGGGTGCTATTGCAGATGCAACAGATCCTGAGTCAATTGCCAAGCTATCACAAAGAGCTGGTGAGCTGAAAGATAAACTATCAGACGCAAATGAGGCTGTGAATAACTTTGCTACTGGCTCTAAGTTTGAGCAAGTGAGTAACTCATTAGGTGGTATTAAGGACTCATTGCTATCATTAGATTTTGCTGAGGCTCAACAGAAAGCTCAAGTTTTTGCTAGTGCATTAGGTAACGTCAATCCAAAAGAGATTGCTGCAGGATTCAAAGCCTTCACTGGTGTCATCAAAACTATGGGTAGTGCATTTGTAAAGTTAGGAGTACAGATACTAGCTAACCCTATATTCTTATTAGTAGCTGTGATAGTTGCTATAGTAGCGGCTATTGTGATGGTGCTTAAATACTTTGGTGTCCTTGATGCTGTGCTTAAGGCTATCATGGCTCCTATCAACATGATCATTGATGGATTCAAGATGATCACTGATGCACTAGGATTCACAAGTTTTGCAGCCGAAGAAAATGCTGAAGTAGTTAAAAAGACTGAAGAAGCTAAGAGAGAGGCAATGAATGAATCTCTTGAGAATCGCAAGAAAATTGCTGAGATGACTGCTACAATGAGCAGAGAGGAAATTGAAATGATGGAAAAGTTGACTGGTGTACAGATTGATACATCCAAGTCATCATTTGATATTGAAAATCAAAGGCTACAGAATAATCAGGAATCACTTGAGGCACAGCTTGACTCACTACAAGCTATTGAGGATGCTGGTGGAGAGCTTACAGATGAGCAAATCAAGGATAGAGAGAAGCTCAAAGATGAGTACAAGAAGAACAATCAAGCAATAGAGGAGAACGAAAGAGCTAGAGCTAAAGCTATCATTGAAATCAATCAGAGACAGAATGACTTACTTATCAAGTCAAGAATGCGATTGATGGCTGATGAGAATGAAAGAGCTAAGGCACAACTTAAACTTGACAAAGAGAAAGAGATTAAAGAGCTTAACATCTTGATTAGGAATGCTAAGGTATTAGGTCAATCTACTAAAGGATTTGAAGAGGCAAAATTAAACACCATAGCATTTTATGCTAATGAAGCTACTAAGATAGATACTAGAGTTGCTGATGAGGCTAAGAAGACAGCTGAGAAACAAAGAAAAGAGAATGCTGATAGACAGAAAGCTAACTATGAAAGCTATGTCAAGTCACTTGAGCAGAAATTAAAAGCTACTAAGGACTCTAACAAGGTATTAATCTTAGCTACAGAAGAGGGAACTCAAGAAAGAGTCACAGCTGAGGTCAATGCACTTCAAGCTGAGGTTGACTATATGGCTAAGAATGCTAAGGCATTTAAGTTAAGTCAGGACCAATTGACAATTATTAGAGCTGAGACACTTAAGCAACAAGAGAAGCTACAAGAAGACTATAATAAGAAGGTAAGTGACGCAACCAATAAAGAGAATCTAGCTAAGGCACAGAATGACTTATTAACTGCTAAAACAGATGAGGCTAAACTTGACGCTAAGATAAAACTACTAGAGGCTGAGGCTAAGGTAAAACTACAGAATGAGGAGCTAACAGCTATTGAGATTAAAAACATTAATGACCAGTTAGCAGTTGACTTAGGTGTAGTTGAGAAGGCTAAAACTGATCTAGCTTTTGAGAAGACAAAGAAATTAATTGATGCTGAAAAATTAAGAGTTGAGACAGCTCTATCATTAGCAGCCTTTGAGCTTGAAAGATTCAAGGGCAACAAAGATGAGGAGATAAGACTTAATAATGAATTCTTAGCTCAACAATTGGCTGTACTAGATGCACAGAAGTTAGCTGAGCTTAACAACTTGAATCTATCTGAGACTGAGAAAGAAGCTATCAGAGAGAAGTTTAGACAAGCTAAAATCACAGCAGAAGAAGCTACAGCTAAAAAGATTGAAGAAATTGAAGCAGAGGCTACAGCTAAGACCTTAAAGAACATCAATGATGGATTTGATACTACTAAGCAAGCACTAGGAGCTATCACAAGTATTCAAGAAATTAGTAGCAGAAATAAGCTCAAAAATGTTGAGAAAGGTAGCAAGCAAGAGGAGGCTATTCTTAAGCAACAATTTGAGCAACAAAAGAAAATGAATCTAGCAATGGCTGCAATCAATGGAGCTCAAGCTATACTTGCTATCCTATCAGTTCCTGACTTCACATTAGGTATTGCATCTGGTATAAGAATAGCCGCATCTATAGCAGCAACTGCAGCATCTATCTCAGCTATCTCAGCAACATCATTTGAGGGTGGTGGAAATGCTCCAACTCCAGTAAGCGGTGGTACTTCACAGACTAATACTGGACCAATGGCAACACCTAACCTATTTGGCAATAGCAATAACGCTAATAATGTTGGTGGAGAGAATCAGAACAATGACCAGTCAACACCTAACTTTACAGTCACAGCTGTAGTAAGTGAGACAGAAATGACCAATACACAAAATAGAGTTAATCGAATCCAAAGAAACGCAGAATTATGACCAGTTATCAAGCACTAATAAACAAGATTGAAGCATTTTACAACGATCACCTACAAGTTAAGAAAGTAGGTAGTGACTTCAATGAGCAACTTCCTAACTTTGCTACTAAGGATGAGAGGTATCCTTTAGTATTTATTACTCCAATTGTGGCATCTACTACAATGGATGTGAACACTATCAGTTTAGAGGTGTATTGCTTAGATATCATTCAAAAAGACAGAGCTAACATTACAGTGATACTCTCAGACTGTCATCAGATATTGGTAGACTTAATCAACTATTTCAATTTTAGCAATGATTATAGCTTTGATATCGTTGGCTCACCATCAATTACTCCATTGAATAACCAACTACTTGACTATGCGGCTGGATGGGTGATGACCTTAGATGTTGACATCAGTAACTGGACTAATTGTCAAGTGCCTCTTAAGTTGCCAGTAGTGGTAGGTTGTGACACTATATCAGTTACTTACACTTTAGTAGGTGGAGAGCCTGTTACGGTGGATGTTGAGAAAGATAGGTCTGGAAGCTTTTTACCTTTTTATATAAATGAACCTCCTACACCTATAACTGGTGTATGGATAGAGTTTATAGATAATGAATGGATTGTCAGTACAGGTATAGCTTCTCCAACAACTTTACAAGCTACTCTATCCGAAGACACCCCTTGCCCTTTCGGTACTTACACAATCGAGGAGGGTAGCATTTTTGAAGCGTTTGAAGTCAACCCTATCTTATAACTAATTTACCATCTTAATACAATATAGTTATGGCGTATAGAAGACAGAAGATTTCACAAATGAATCCTAAAGGAGCTAACCTACAAGCTACAGATTTGCTTGAGGTAAGTGTACTTACTGGCACTGGTTATGACACTTATTCTATAACTGGTCAAGAGATAATTAACGCGGCTAGTGGTGGTGGAGGTAGTCAGGACTTGCAACAAGTTACTGATTTAGGAAGTACTACTACTAATTCAATCACAATAACTTCAGGAGTTAATGAAGCTACTACAGTTAGTGGAATAGATATTAAGACTGAGAATACACTTGCAGACACTCACGCAACATTAAGTGACACTGGTACACTTGCATTGAAGACTGGAGCAGAAGAAAGTGCTCTACAGAATACAGCAGTTACGAATCCTGGTGTTATTCTTGAGTTCCCTGACAAAGCAACTGGTAGCTACACAATAGCTACTACAGCTGACTTAACAAGTGGCACAGTTACAAGTGTTGACTTGACTATGCCATCTGCATTCACAGTGACTGGCAATCCAGTAACAACATCAGGAACATTAGCTGTAGCTGGTGCTGGTGTTGCAACACAATATATCAGAGGTGATGGTCAACTTGCTAACTTTCCAACATCAAGCGGTGGTGGTGCATCTGTCAGTTATTACCTTAATGGCTCAGTAAGTCAGGGTACATTTGGTGGTGTTGCAATGCGTGAGATTAATAAGACACCAGTCATAGGAGCTGGCACAGATTTTACAATCAATGCTAATGGATATATTCAGTCATTCATTACAGATGCTAATGACCCTAATCAATTAGAGATACCAGGTGGAAATTGGAACTTTGAAACTTATTTTAGTGCATCTAGTAGTGGAGGCACACCTTCATTTTATGTAGAGTTATACAAATGGGATGGTGCTACATTGACATTGATAGCATCTAACTCAACCAATCCTGAAGGCATCACTGGAGGCACAGTAATAGACTTGTATCTAACAGCATTAGCAGTACCACAGACTACCTTAGCTCTTACAGATAGATTAGCTGTGAGGATATATGTCACTCATAGTGGTAGAACAATAACACTTCACACAGAAGACAATCATCTTAGTCAGATAATAACTACCTTCTCAACTGGCTTAACAGCATTGAATGGATTGACAGCTCAGGTACAGAACTTAGCAGTAGGTACAAGTGGCACTGACTTTGCAATCAGTTCAGCTACATCTACTCACACATTCAATCTACCTACAGCATCTGCTACTAATAGAGGTGCATTGAGCTCAGCTGATTGGACTACATTCAATGGCAAGGTGGCATCAAATACAGCAATTACGGGAGCAACAAAGACCAAAATTACTTACGATGCAAAAGGGTTGGTCACATCTGGAGCAGATGCAACAACGGCAGATATAGCAGATAGCTTAAACAAGCGTTATGTAACAGATGCAAATTTAACCGTAATTGGAAATACAAGTGGAACGAATACTGGTGACCAAACGTTTTTAAATCCACGAGTTCAGACAGTAACATCTAGTGCTACAGTAACAGCAGTTAATACAAATGACATAGTAACAATTACAGCTCAAGCGGTTGGACTTACACTAGCTAACCCTACTGGTGCATTTGTTGAAGGACAATCTTTGATTATAAGAATTAAAGACAATGGCACTGCAAGGTCAATTGCTTATGGAACTAATTTCAGAGCAATAGGAGTTACCGCACCGACAACAACAACGGCAAATAAAACAACTTATATTGGTTGCATTTACAATTCAACAGATACTAAATTTGATATTGTAGGGACATGTACAGAAGCCTAATCTCTTTAATGCCAAAAACAGTTGACGATGCACAAGCATTTATCACAGCGGCTGGAATAACTGACCCAACACAACAAAGTGCAATTATAACTTTAGTTAGTGATTTAAAAGCGTATGGAATTTGGACTAAAATGAAGGCTATTTATCCAATTGTAGGTGGCACGGCAAGCAGTCATAAATTCAATCTTAAAGACCCAAGAGATTTAGATGCAGCATTTAGATTAACTTTTTCAACGGGTTGGACACATTCAGCAACGGGATTTAAAGGAAACGGAACAACAGCTTTTGCCAATAGTTTTTTCAATTTATCTACTCAAACAACAGGGACAAATGTATCAGCGGGTGCTTATATCAGAGACAATACACTAACAACTGGTGCATCATTTGGAGCTGTCAGTAGTACTTCATTTGAGGGTTTGCAAATAACACCTAAATTTACGAACAACGACACTTATTTTTGTGCTAACAATTTCATACTTAATGGTTATGGAATTTTTGTTACAGATACTAGAGGATTGTTTGTTGTTTCAAAAACTGGTGCTACACAAACGCAACTTTTTAGAAATGGGAGTTTAATTAGAACGGCATCCCCTACAACGCTAAATACAGCAATAAATGTTAATGTTGCTATTGGAGCAAGAAACACTACAGGAGGAATACAATCTTATGACAGTAGAGAAATGGCATTTGTTTATTTTGGAGACACTTTAAATTCAACTGAAATAGCTAACCTTTACACAGCAGTACAAGCGTTTAACACAACTTTAGGTAGACAAGTATGATAGAAGGTAGAATAGTAACAACAGAAACAGCTAAAGATTTACAAGGTGTATTCTTTGACTCAGATACTTTTTTTAACTTTGTTCAAGATATTAATGAAGTATATTTCTTATTTTTGAGTAGCTCAGATGAAGTTGACATAGCAACAACTGAATACGCGTATTTATTAGAAATACCTTTGAGCCCTTATGTACCACCAATACCACTAGACTAATGGCATACACTAACGCTGGAGTATTCAATGTGCTCTATCCTACTAGGAGAAAGATGCAAAAGATACTACAAGGTATCATAAATCAGCAGTCATTGATTGACACTGGTGCTCTATATGAATCTATACGTATCAATGCAAAAGTACCAGCATTAGGTGAGCTTGAGATTCAAATTATAGCAATGTACTATTTTGGATTCTTAAACAATGGTACAGTCAATATGCTACCTTTTGATCTATGTAAAAAGTTCACAAAAGAGCTTGATGCTCAAGGAATAACCACAGAAATCTATGCTCAATATACTGAGTGGATGACTAAGCGTTATCCTATCTTAGATGTTGCTAGAATACTAGGTGAGAAACGTTCTATTATCTACACCTTTGAGCCGATTGCTGGTAGCTTTGATGCACCATTGACCTTTACTAGCCAGTTATAAATTAAGTTCCTTCTTCATGGCTAACATATTGAAGGTCATAATTAGTGGTAAGTTGGTGACATCATCAAATTTAGTCAAGTCTTCATTGCATAGGCTGTAGATTAATCTTTCCCATCCCCATTTCATTTCACTTTTCTTGAGCTTTAAGTCCTTAGACTCCTGAGAAGTAGTAGGCTTATCCTCTTCCTCATCACTATCACTCTCATCATGGAATAGGTTGCCGTAGGTGTCCATGAAGTTTTCTCTAAAAGATATGAACTCAGGTACAATTCCATAGATATCATTGATTTTATACTCATCAAACAGCTCATGTCTATCTCTTGGACTGAAGGCATACGGCTCATAGATAGTCACACCCCATTCATTTGTGGATTTTTGTCTATAAACAATGGATGCAATGTGACCAATATGCTTATTGTAGTCCTTTGAGAAGTAGAACTCAAGGTCAATGTACTCACCAATGGTTAACTTATCTAGTGGCTTGTAGTGGTAGTCATCAAGCTGTCTTTTAAAGTTCTTAGAAGGCTCTGAATTAATGTACTTGATATCAGCAAGCATCACAGTAACTTCTTCAATATCTAAGTCTTCAATGTCTTCAGAGTTTATATCTGCTAGTGCGGATAGTATCTCAATTTCTCTACTAAATACTTCTTCAATGCTATATAAATCTCTTACTTCTTTGTATTGAAAGACATCTATTTCACTCCATGATTTCGGTAGGTGCATCTTTTGGTATTTGTTTAGATAACTTCTGACCAATTTCAACCAGGTATGGAACTGCTAGCTCAGCTTTCAACTCTCTAATTAACTTAGCTTTCAGTTTGATGTGTGCATCTACATAGTGCTCAGCTTTTGTTAAGTCAGTACGTTTGAATAACACTGCTAACATTTCTGAGATATAGCCTTTGTGTCTAGAGTTCATGATTTTCTCAATGTGCTTAGTGTCTTTTACTGATAGTTTGAACTTGTCATCAAATGCAACATAAGTATAACCATCCATTTCTAGTGTGTTCACTAGCTCAGGCTTTGATTGAATCTCATTGAAAGCTCTTACTATTTCTTTAAATTCTTCAATCTCAACTGCATCAAAGTCAATAGTAGGAACTCCTAAGAATTCAAACACTTCTAAATGCTTGTCAATTGCATCCAGTTCTACTTTACCATGAATAGTGGTGATTGTTTCAAACTGTTGTACCGTTAACTCATTCAATTGATTAGGTACTTCTTTGCCTAATATTGTTACCATAGATTTTAATTTTTAACAAATATAAGAACTTTTACAATATAGGCATGGATAGACCAGTCTATAAAATTACAATTGAGGATGAGTATGCTGACGGTGAAAACTTAGGCATAGAAATGATTGCTTTCACATCTAAGCCAGCTATAAAGGTTAAAGGTATGGCATTCAATTCTCATGTAGCTATGGCTTTCAAGGATGATGTTAAAATGAGAGTTGTTGCACCAGCAATGATTCCTATGAACATCTATCGTAAAGATGAGGATGGTGAGGAGTATGATGTTCAATTCACAGAAGAAGTAATTGAGGCTATTCATTCTAAGTTCATGCAGAATCTACAAAACAAGGACATCTTTAATCTAGAGCATAATGCTGAACAAAAAGTACCAGCATACATCCTAGAGGCTTGGATAGTTGATAGTCCTAAAACTGACAAGGCATTCACAACTTATGGCATTGAAGTACCAAAAGGTACATTGATGTTGAATAGTCAAGTGACAGATAGAGCTTACTATGATGAGCTTGTAGAGTCTGGTCAAATTGGTTATTCTATTGAGGGCTTTCTTGGCATGAAATTATCGGAACAAATTAAATTAAATACTATGAAATTACCTGACGGAGAGCATGTAATCGGAGACAAAATCTATGTCATAGCTGACGGAGAAGTTGTTGAGATTAAAGATTTACCTACAGAAATGGAGGCTGAGTTATCAGTTGATCCAGCTGTGGAAGAAGAAGTGGCTGATGCTGAGGCTCAAGCTACAGAAGAAGCTGAAACAGAAGAAGTAGCTATGGCTATTGACCCAGCTGTAGATGCTGAAGCTATTATTGCTATTGTACGTCCTTTATTAGAGGAGCACATGAATTCAGTTATTGCTATGATAGCTGGATTAAAAAATCAAATTGAAGAATCTATAGCGGTAGAGACTGAAGAAGAAGTAGCTAGTGTTGCATTAACTGCACACGAAAAATTTAAAGAATTTGTAAAATTTTCAAAATCAAAATAAAATGACACGTAACCTAAAATTCGATCTAGACATCGAAACAAATGCACTTTTGTGTGCAAACCCAGATGAGTTTTACTCTAAGGCTTATTTATCTAGCCCTGATATTGCTAACAACTTTAGAACTTTACCAGGTATCAAAAGCAAAACTAAGTTAGCTAATGTAACTTTTGGTAGCTTATTACAAGCATCTACTTGTAACTTCAATGCTCCTACTGACTCATTAGATGCTATTGACATTGATGTATGTCCTTTATCAGCTATGGCTCAACTTTGTCAATTTGACTTAGAGCAGTCTTTCTTAGCTCTTCAAATGTCTCAAGGCTCAAATGGTGACTTCACTGTAGCATCTTTTATGTCTTACTACTGGAATGAAATGGCTAATGTTATTGGTCAAGACTTAGAGTTGTTAAGATGGCAAGGTGATATCGCATCAGAAGATGCATTGTTAGGCCTTTGTAATGGTTACTTAGTTCAATTATGTGGTGATGAAGGCTTAGCAGCTGGTTTATATTCAGGAGCTATCTCTACTTCAAATGTATTGACAGTATTAGAGGCTGTAGTTAACGCTGCACCAGCTTCAATTGTACGTAAAAAATCAGAATTAAGATTGTATGTATCAACAAATGTAGCTAATGCTTATGAGTTGAAAGCAGCACAAGGTAACACACAAACTTATGTGACTTTACCATTAGGCTTGACATTCTTAGGAATCAATGTAGTAGTATGTGAAGGTATGCCTGACAACACTATCGTATTGACTTTGAAAAACAACCTAGTATACGCATTTGATGCTGAAGGTGACTCAAAAGCATTGAGAGCTGTGAACTTATCTGACACTGTAGCTGAGCCTTACTTGAGAACTCGTGCTAACATGAAAGCTGGTTTCCACTACACAAACCCTGCAGAGATTGTTGTATACAATGTATGTTTTGACTAACATTAATAATGGAGGGCAGTAAGTGTCCTCCTATTTTTTCACTTTTAAAACATAAACAAAATGGCATGTGATGCACTCCAAACGATCCAAAAGTCTTGTGACAACAACACTGGTGGTATCTATAAATTTTACGTCAATCAACAAGACAATGTTGACATGACTACATTGTCAGTTGATCCAGCTGATGATTACTTGATTGACACTTTAGACTTAGTAGGTGGAGCTGATCCATTTATTGAGTTTGAATTCAGACGTAACACTTCAAGCTATACTGAGGAGTCAAACATTGACTTAATCAACGGCTCTTCATTTGTGACTCAGACTATTAACCTAATGTTTCACAGACGTGAGTCAATCAAGTCTAGTGCTATCAAGGTGTTAGGCTCAGGTCAGCAATACTTAAGTGGTATTGTTCAAGATGCTAATGGCTTATATTGGTTCTTTCCTTACTTGCAGTTAACTGCTACTGGTGAAGGTTCTGGTACAGCTCGCGCGGATGGTTCTAAATATTCCATTACACTACTTGCAGAGAATGAATTTTTAGCTTACCAAATTGAAGAGTCTGTAGTTGCTGCTTTAATTACACCAGCTCCATAATCTATTCTTCTCCATAGATAAAGAGGCCTTGCAGAAATGTAAGGCTTTTTTTTTAATTAAAATTTTCGTGTCATACAATATAGGTATGATATATCTTGAGAAAGACTCAACTAATAGCTTTGTGCTGACCTTAACTGAGGTCACAACACTATCAAATGCTTACTATTTATTTGAGTTTGAGGATGAGTTTAATACAACACCCAACCCAATATACTGGCAAGGTGCTGACACTTCATTGTGGCCCTCAAGATTTAACCTATTCACTATTGAAGACCCTATCGACATTGACTTTATTAAAGGTCAGTACAGGTATAAGGTCTATGAAAGCTCTACTCCTACATTAGATCCAATTGGATTGAACATGATTGAAGAGGGAAGGCTTGTAGTGGCTGGTCCAATTATTAATTCAATTTATGACTAATGGCTTGGTATAACAGATTCATAGGCACTAAGCCTCAGACAACAACAGAAGTAGTAGAAGGCTATCAGTCTTTCTCTACACCATTCGGTAGAGTAGGTGACGCTAACTTGTCACTCCCTTATGTTAATGGTAGATACCAAATAGCTGGCTACATCCCATTTGGTCAGGATAATATGTTCCCTGAGCTACTTAATCAGCTTTACTATACATCACCTTTGCATGGTGCAATTGTAGACTTTAAGACCAACTCAGTAGTAGGTGGAGGATACGTTCTTAAGAGTGAAGGAATGACCAATGAGGACAAGCTCAAGCTCTATACATTTGAGAAAAAAATTAAACTTGGCAAAGTAGAGAGAGCAATAGCTCAGCAGTTGACTGTACATCACAGAGTTTACTTTAAATTGTGCTACAATGCAAAGAGAGAGCTGTACAAGATATATAATGTATCACCTGAGAAGGTCAGAATAGCTAGAGATAAGCAGACATATTTTTTATGTGATGATTGGTCAGCTAGAATTGATGTAACACCTATAAAAAAATACCATCCTACTAATTCAGACCTAGAGCAGTTGTATGTCTATGAGATTATGACACTAGGTCAGGAATGGTATCCATTGCCACAGTACACAAGTGCTCTAAATTTTGCTTTCCTTAGTGGTGAGCTTAGCTATTTTGCAAAGAGTAATATTCAAAATAGTGTCTTTCCTTCATTTGCTATGATGTTTCCAAAACGTCCACAGTCAGAGGAGGAGAAGTCAATGATTAAGCACACAATTGATAGGTTGAAAGGTGCGGCTAATGCTGGTAAGGCAGTTGCATTCTTTGCTAATAGTGCTGACCAATTACCAAAAATAGAATCACTACCTACAAATGGCAATGATAAGCTGTTTCACGAAGCCTCAGCATTAAACACAGAACAAATTTGCTTTGCTCACACCATTGACCCTATCCTTATGGGTGTTCGCACTACTGGATCATTAGGTGGAGGAGCTGATATTAAGCAAGCATACGTCATATTTGAGAAAAATGTTGTCATGCCATTGAGAGTTCAAGTTGAGGAGATAGTTAATGAACTTTTGGAGATCGCAAAGATACCAGGTGAATACACTATCAACAACTTTCAAATCATCAATGAGACAATTGTTGAGATTGAAGGTGACGCATCTAAAACAGCTGACGCAATCAACTCACTTAGTCCATTGGTGGCTACAAAAGTACTCAATGCAATGACTCCTAATGAAGTTAGGTCACTTGCATCTTTACCACCAATTGAAGGTGGTGACGTAATACCAATCGAAACACCAGCACTATGATCTACTTTATAACAGAGACCTATCTCAAAGTAAATACACCTATCACAGCGAATGTAGATGTGACAGATGTTACTCCATACATAGCTACTCAGGCACAATTGAGAGTGATGCCTATACTTGGGACCACATACTACAATTACTTGCTTGGAGCTTACAATGCTCAGACACTTACCAATGATGAGGAGGTACTTGTCACCTTTATTCAGCCAGTAATAGCTTGGAGATCAGCAGAGGATGCTATCTTTGGATTGACTTATCAGTTAAAAAACAAAGGACTGCAGACTCAATTTGGTGACTATTCAGCATCAGTGAGTAGAAATGAGGTAGCATTTGGAATGGAGCACTATGCACAGAAGGCTTCATTTTATGAGCAGAGATTAATTAGATATCTAATAGCAAATAAAGACCTTTATCCTGGATTCACAGATAAGACTAATAGAGACACTGACCTTAGACCAATGATAGATGAGTGCTCTTGTCATTGTGTTGGTCAATGTCATAGTGGATGCCCTTGTGGTGGAATGAGAGAAAATGGTTATAACAATTCAATACTTATTTTGTGATGGAATTCAACGAGATAGCATTTACAATTATTACAGTTTTATTATCAGCTATAGGATACTTTCTTAAAGGTGTACATAGTGAAATTAAGGCTATAGTAAGTGAACAGAAAGAGATAATAGCTGACGTTAGTCATCTTAAAGGCAAAATTGACCTGGTAGACAATGAGGCAAGATTCAGAAGTGACTCAATTGAGAAAATGACACAGCTAGAGATTAAGCATTTAGCTGAGCACATCAGTGAGTTGACACAATCAGTTAAGAAACTAATCGAAATACAACTAGTAAGATGACACTAAGAGACAGATGGTGTGCCAAAACTCCTAATTTTTGGCTTAGAGTTCGCAATTTATCAATCACTATTGGTACTATTGGAGCTGTCTTATTGACTTCACCATTCACACTACCTACTATTGTAGTAGATATGGCTGGATACTTAGTAACAGCTGGCACAATTGGAGCTACTCTATCTCAACTAACAGTACAAAAATGATGTTTATTATAGGAGCTGTATGTGGTGTGATGTTAGGAATCATTGCAATAATTTATTATGAAATATAGTTGGTTAGAAGAGGAGACTGGTCCTAGAATACTAGTACAAGCTATCAAGTTGATAGGTACTAAGGAGATAGTAGGCAAGGCACACAACCCTATCATTTTAGACTGGGCTAGACAGCTTGGAATTAAGGCATACACAAATGATGAAATCCCCTGGTGTGGTTTATTCATTGCATACTGTGCTCACAAGGCTGGTGTTCAAGTAGTAGATGGTCCATTGTGGGCATTGAACTGGGCAAAGTATGGCACACATGTCAATCAGCCTATGCTAGGTGATGTGCTAACATTCAAGAGAGATGGCGGAGGTCATGTAGGAATCTATGTTGGTGAGGACAGAACTCACTATCACATCATTGGTGGAAATCAAGGCAATGAAGTTAACATCATGAGAATAGCTAAGACTAGACTTCACCAAGCTAGAAGAACAGCGTGGAAAATAGCACAACCAGCTAATGTAAGAGTAATAAAATTAGAGAGTCAAGGTAGAATCTCAACAAACGAAGCATAATGAAAGAGCCTAAGAAAAAAAAAGACATCAACATCAATATTGACACTAAGAATGTTGACATTAAAGTAACCCGAAAAGATGGCGTTACAGACGTTAAAGTGGACACAGATAAAGTAGACGTAGACTTTTACAAAGATAGTGACTTAAAAGAGCTTAAAATAGATACTGAGAAGGTAGACGTACAAGTCAACAATGGTGAGGTGAATGTAGATGTTAATGAGCAGTCAGGATTTGTAGGTAAATTAATAAAATTAATTCTCAGAAGAAAAAAATAGTTATATTTGTACTGCATGTATATTGTTTGGTTACAATAACACCTAAGAGGGATGATCTAGAGATAGTTTATCCCTTTTTTTATATATTTGTACTACAGTACCTGAGACTGTTCTGCCACAGCCCCATCTCTGGTCTTTTTCTGTGTAAAGGAAAGCTGAAAAGTATAACTTATGACAAACCCCCATGTAAGAATATTGACGAATATAAACTGCATGGGTTTTTTTATGCTTTCAAATGTTAAAATATGTTAAAATGTTTGCATATATGAAAACAGTTACTAACTTTGTTTCATAATTATTAACCAAAACAATAAATCATGGAAGGAAAAATCTTATACTTATTAGTGCTTTACAGCATAGTAGCAACAATCAAAATTTTAACCCTTAAATCAAAGTAACATGCAAAATTTAATTAATCACATCATTGAACAAGAGAAACATTGCTGGGACATGTATCTATTTTCACTAAGCCAATTTGGTAAAGACTCAGAACCAGCAACAAGATGGAGATCATACTGGCACACTTACTCAGACATGATTAAACAGTTCAACTTGACTGCTCCTACTAGGAGAAATAAAAGCACATTCAAGTATAAAAAGTATACAACTGTTAAAACTTGTGAGCTATGATTTGCCCTGACTGCAATGGAGAAGGTACTATTGAGGTACACTTCTGCACATTTGGTAATGAAATTCACTACACAGAAGAGGAGTGTGGATGTAATAATGGAGAAATTGAAGAATATGAACTTAGCTGATATTGAGTCCTACTGGACAAAGAGAGGTCACTTTAATATACTACTATACATTAACTATTTAAGAGCAAAAAATGAAAACATACAGAGTTACAATGAAAGACAAGTCCTTCAAGATAGTGAAGGCTTACGATCAACACCATGCCATTCTACTAGTGGACAGATGGCCAGTATTAATATTAAAAATTGAGGAGCTATGAAAGCAACACACAGAATTTGGCTTGAGGACTCAGTAGAAGAGCTAGGTGGCTTTTGGTGGTATTGTTACCTTGATCACAATGGATGCCTTCAAGATGAGAAATATCCTGATGACCTTCCTGAGACTCCACAATGGTATATTAATAATGGTTATAAAGTAGAGGAGCTATGAAACTAGACAACAGATTGAAATTCCTAAATTATGCGATTATCATAGTAGTAATACTCATTTTAATAATGTTAGTGGCTATTGCTAATGTTGACACAATTGTAAAATATATCAAGCCATGACACAAGAACAGAAACTCCTAGCAGTAGTGGCACTACTACCAGTGATGGCTGATTTGATTGAAGATGTTAAAATCTATCACCAGTCAAAAAGATACGCTAACTTGTTTATCAATGAGGTCAGAAAGGTAGATAACATAATCATCCATGATGCAGAGCTTGAGGCACAATCTCAGCAAGTAAACATACAGAGAGCATTTAGACAGTGGTTAGAAACAGAATTTAAAGAAGAGTTATGATAAAGGTAGGAAGTGATTTTAGTGGAGTAGGAGCATTTAATCAGGCTCTAAATAGATTAGGTATTGACTTTGAAGAAGTATTCGCATGTGACATGGACAAGTATGCTAGACAGACTTTTATTCACAACTATGGTGAGCCAAAATACTATCCTAAAAATGTTTATGATAGAGAGATACCATCTGAGTCACTTGACATCTACATGACTTCACCACCATGTCAAGCATTTAGTTTGGCAGGTAAGAGATTAGGTAAGGATGATAAGAGAGGTGTGTTATTCTTTAACTCTCACGAATTTATTCAAGTAAATAAACCACGTTATTTCATTTTTGAGAATGTTAAAGGCTTACTTTCAGATGACAATGGAAATACATTTCAAGAATGGATAAATTATTTAGGTGGAAAATCTATTAATGGTGCTCCTACTATTTTCCCTACAGATTATGCTGTACCTTATCACTTGTACTGGAAGGTAATTAATGCTAAACATTACAATGTGCCACAAAATAGAGAGAGAGTATTCTTGATTGGTATCAGAGATGATGTTGACAACCATTTTCAATTTCCGAAAGAAGAGCATTTGACTACTAGACTGAAAGATGTTCTTGAGAATGATGTTGATGATAAGTATTTTTTGAGTGAGAAAATGATTGAAGTTTTAAAACATCACAAAAACCCAATTATAAAAAGTGAAAATCCTAACAATAGTGCATGTATTCACGCTGCATATTTTAAAATGGGTGGACGTGATCAACAGTATCTTAAAGTAAAATCAGGCACAGCAAAAGGATACGAAGAAGCTACTGAAGGTGACTCTATTAATTTTGGTTTTGCATCCTCAGATACTAGAAGGGGTAGAGTTGGTAAAGAAGTAGCACAGACTCTTGACACAGCTTGTAGTCAAGGTGTGATGGTTGGCACCTGGAGAACACACAAAGATGGTCAAGGATTTAGAGAGATTGAAGATGGCAATTGTCCTACTATACCAGCAAGAGCAAGAGAAGATGGTAGTGGACAGCCAGTTATTAGGTATAATGACAAAAGATTGAATCAAACAATTGAGAAAAATCAATTAAAAATAGGAGAAATTAAAATGTTAGATACTTACAATCAAAGTATTCACGATGAATGTCCAGCACTTAAAGCAAGACATGCACAAAATAATGACCGTAGATTATGGGATGGCTACAAAATCCGTAGACTAACCCCTCGTGAATGTTTTCGTTTAATGGATTTTCCTGATACGTTTGATTTTTCAGTTGTAAGTGACTCACAAGCATACAAACAAGCTGGTAACAGCATCGTAGTAAAATGTTTAGAATTAATTATTTCAAAATTTAAATTATGATAGAAAAAATCAAATACATGATTGAACTTCACAATCTAATCAGTACAAAAAGAAGTAGAGGGATAGTTTATAAAAGATACTATTTATTTTCTGAGCTAAAAAAATTAGGATTGAACTTGTCAGAAATAGGTAGAATGCTTGAAAAGGATCACGTCACTGTCATGCATGGACTTAATGTAGACAATCAATTTCAAAATTGTGACAAGATTTATGATGATGCTATAGCTGAGATTAAATACTATCTCTATCCTAGTGATAGACCAGTTGACCTACCTAAGTACTCTATCTTTGAGGATGTTATGAAATGTAACAACACAACTGATTTGAGAATCATTAAGGAGAGGATAGAGAATGACCAATATAGGGAGATTTTACCGACTTTTACCGACTTTTAGTAGTAAAAAACAGAAAACTATCCTAAAACTTTTTAAAAGTGGGGAAGCTAAAACCTATACTACATAAAGGATTGAGACACTTTTCCCTACTTTTCCCTACTTTTTTCTATTTTTTAATTCAAAAAGGTATAGGAGTTTTTAAAAAAAATAAAGTAAAAAAAAGTCAGAAAGTAAGGAAACATACTTGAATCCCTTATAGACACTAAGAAAATGCTCCCCGACTTTTAGAAAGTTTATACAAAGTTTTAGGATAGTTTTTTTTACATTGAATTAATAAGTATATTTGCATCAGAGTTCGGGCAGGAACTTAAAGGAATTATTGTAAAAGCTTGTTAATTAGTAGGACTGCCCTCCGAAAGTTAACAGGCTTTTTTTATCTAACAATAATAAATGAAATATAAAGAATTTTGGAGTAAGACTCAAGATGGTAAGTATTACATAAATAACTACCAGTTTAAACTCTTCTTAGAGAAAAACAACTATTTTAAGAATAAACCTAATGAGAATAGTAGTTTTAATATCATAAAAAAAGATGGTATATTTTTGAATATTGTTAATGAAATTGATATAAAAGATTTTATTCTAGATTTTATTCAAGAAAACAACTTTAATGAGAATGTTTTTAACTTGATAACTTCTAAGCTATCAATGTTTAAGCGAGATTATCTATCAATGATAAAGACTGAGAAGGTTAATCTACTAAAAGATACTGTTAGTAGTTGTTTTCTTTACTATAGAAATGGCATCTTAGAGGTGACAAAAGAGAAAACTGAGCTTAAAAGCTATAAAGATTTAAACATCAATGTTTGGAAGGATCAAATTATAGATAGAGACTACAAAGAATGTGACCATCATGAGAGTGAATATAGAACTTTCATTTGGTTAATCTCAGGAGGTTTCACATTAAGTGACAAACCTAACTCAAAAGAGATTGAAAACTATAAACAAGCAGTTGCTAGGTACAACACCTTCCAGTCGGTCATTGGTTATCTACTTCACTCTTTTAATATTGGATGCGAGAATAGAGCTATAATTCTAAATGATGAGATGATCTCAGATGAGCCAAATGGTAGAAGTGGAAAAGGTCTATTTTGGAACGCATTGAAACACCTTAAGAAAGTTCACTCTTTAAATGGTAAATTCTTTGACCATACTGACAAATTTAAATACTCAAGTGTTAAGACAGATACTCAAATACTTGTTTATGATGATGTTAAAAAGAATTTCTTATTTGAAAACTTGTTCTCTGAGATTACTGAGGGGATAGACATCACCTATAAAGGTGTTGACACAATTAAGCTACCAATCTCTGAAAGTCCTAAGATTTTAATTACCACAAATTACACTTTAAAAGGCTCAGGTGGCTCGCATGATGCTAGAAAATTTGAAGTTGAGCTTAGTACATTTTTTAACTCAAAATACACTCCTATCCATTATTTTGGACATAAGCTATTTGATAACTGGGATGACCAAGAATGGGCAAGATTTGACAGCTACATGATACAATGTATTAAAAAATACTTACAGAATGGATTGATGGATTATGATAAAATTTCACTACCTATAAAAAAGCTACAGACTGAGATTAACATTGAACTATACAACCAGTTGCAAGGTCTTAAATTCAATGACTGGTACAACTATGAGAAGTTATTTAATGACTACAATTCTAATGTAGGAAAGTATGGATTGAAAACTAAAACAGCTTTTACTCAGGCATTCAATAAGTATGTTAAATTCTTTGAGATTGAAGTTGATAATAGTGAGCCAAATGGATTAAAACACATAATGTTTATTAAGAGAGAGAAGGAAGTTGTAAAAGTAATTCCTGATATTTGGGACGAATTAAATGAAAAGGCTAAATTATGAAACACGTAAATATAAAACAAATACTAGCAGAGACTCAAGAAATGGAGCAAGCATTTGAGAAAGTTGATATCAGCTACATTTTAGAAGCTCAGTATAAAAGAAGTGAGTACTTTTTAAATGAAATGTTAATTGATGTCGAGAGAAATCTAATCAAGAAGCAGAATGAAGAGATACCAAATGAGGCTATAATTAAGCGATTTGAGAAGACTTACAATAGGATGCTAATGATACAAGAGCATTTTAATAAGATACACTCACACTTGAAGTATTTGGAGCTAGAGAATGAGCAGTTAAAACAGAAATTTGAATCTTATAAAATAAATATAAAATGAATTATCTACAAAAAGCAGTTGAGATACTGCACCCACAACCAATTTACTACACACCTACTAAGGTAAAAAAGTATGTGAATAAGCATAAATTTGATTTCTTAATTCAAAATCCACCTTATAAAATACACAAGATATGACCAAAGAAAACAAAGCTAAACTCAAAGCATTAGAGCTTGAGACTCTTAAGGTTAAGTATCCTAGTATGAATCCTAACTATCTACCATCTACAGAATGGTCAGATAACTCAGCTAATAGCCTGACTAAGTCAATAATCTTTTACATCAATGCTACTGGAAATCAAGCTGAAAGAATTAGCAATCAGGGACAATACAGAGAAGGTAATAAGATACAAGTAGGAACTGGTGAGATAGCATACACTAAACAACTACCTGGTAAGTGGACACCAGGTCAAGGCACTAAGGGCACTGCTGACATCTCAGCTACTATCAATGGCAAGTCAGTCAAGATAGAAGTAAAGTATGGTAAAGATAAACAGTCAGATGCACAGAAACAATATCAGCAAAAGATAGAGAGTGCAAAAGGTATCTACTACATTGCTAGAGACTTTGATACATTTGTTGAATGGTATAATACTTTGCTATGCTAAAAATAGGAGATAAGATTAAAGATACAGAAGATGGTGACTGCTACTTTGTAGGTGACATAGTCAAGCTCAATACATTTGGTGGAGTTGAGCTATACAAAGTGACTCAAGTCATTTGGAATGGTGAAGACTATACAGATGATGATTACATTGGACAGATAATTGAGCCTAAATGGTGGTATATTCAATTATTTTTATTCTAAATAGTTGCACAACTAAAAATTATTATTACATTTGTAAACAATTAAATAAATATATATGCAAACAGAAGTAACCAAAGTGTCATTGTGGATTAAAATTCACAAGGCAAAGATGAGCATTGGAAAGGTTGTTAAGAACAGCACCAATCCTCACTTTAAAAAGAGCTATGCTGACATCAACGCATTGCTAGAAACAGTTGAGCCAATCCTTCATGAGAATGGACTGCTCCTATTACAACCTATCCATGATAAGATTCTGAGCACTCAGATAATTGACATTGAGTCAGGTGAGATGATTGAGTCATGGTTAACACTACCTGACAACATTGATCCACAAAAAATGATTAGTGCAACGACTTACTACAGAAGAGCTACACTTCAATCACTTCTGAGCCTTCAAGCTGTAGATGATGATGGTAACTCAGTAGCATCAGCAACTAAGCCAACGCTAACAGATGACAGATTCAAAGAAGCTCTTAAGTCAATTGAGTCAGGCAAGTACACAGCAGAAAAATTAAAATCAGATTTTTTATTAACCAAACAACAATTACAAGCATTATGAAATGGCATCCATCATCACTAGGAAAATTAATGACTGAGTCTAGAACTAAGTCAGAAGTATTGAGTCAGACTACTAAGTCTTATATCGCAGCTAAAGCAAAAGAAGATTTCTTTGGCTACAATTCTTTTATCTCTACAAAAGCAATGCAGAAAGGCACTGACTGGGAGCATGAGTCAATTGAGTTAGTTAATCAGATCAGAGACTCATTCTACATCAAGAATGAAGAAACTATTGAGAATGACTGCCTAATTGGTACACCTGATATCATCTTAGAGAATTCAATTATTGACATTAAGACTTCATGGTCCTTAGAGACGTTCCCAGCTATATCAGCTGAAGGCATTAACAAAGACTATGAATGGCAATTGAGAGGCTACATGATGCTATGTGACAAGGAATCAGCTGAGCTAATCTACTGCATGATTGACACTGATGATTTCTTACTTACTGATTGGGATAACAAATCTATCCACAAAGTATCTCACATTGACCCTAGAAAGAGAATAACAGTGCTAAGGTATGAACGTAACACTTCTATAGAAGAATCCATTAGAGAGAGGCTAACAGCTTGTACAGAGTATTACAATGAGTATATTGAACAATTAAATAACAAATAACATGCAAACAAAAATGGAAGAATTAATCGAATACTTTGACTGGAGTGGTCCAGTAAGAAGAAGAAGAATATTAGAAGACACTTTGTCTATTTGGTATAATACTAAGAACAAAAATTATGCTGTCACTATTTCTAATAATTTTAAAACAGATAAGAAATTTGTTAAAATTGGAAAAATAGGAGATAATTTAGCTTTTATGTTTAATAATGAAGCTGGATTTAGAGTTCAATTCTGTGGATCACCACAAAAAACAAGTAAGCAAAATGTTAAATTCTCATCTTTTCAATTAATTGAGTTTATTTTCACAGAAATAACACAAGAAAAGGATAGAAAAGAATTTGCTTACAGTAAAATAAGTGATGATATTTTAATTTTCAATCCTAAAACAATAGCTAAGTAATGGAAAAATCCTACTTCATTATTGAGTCAAGCTTAGAGAATCTCAAGTATGCTAGATACTCAGCTAAGACATTCAACAAGTCAGGTCATGACTATTGTATTTTAGTCACAGAGAACTATGACCAGCTTGATGTTAGGAAGGTAAGTAAAGAGGAATTTAACAACTTAAACAACAAGAAATGATACAAGTAAACAAAACATACAAAAACGAGACTAGAGAGCAGTTGGTTGTTCCTATCTCAGAGAAAGAAGGAATGGTCATCTATCAAGTGACTCAAGCTACTACAGATAACCCTATGAAAGAGTTCAAGTGTAGCACAGCAAGATTTTTAAACCTATATAAATTAACAAAATGACAGAAAAAGAATTTTACCAAAATGCAATGATTGCTGCAATGCAAGGCTTGTTATCAGCAATCGGAAATGGCTATGCAGCTGAGTACGTACAACCTCATTCAACTGTAGCAGCTATGGCTGATGAGTATGCAAAAGCTCTAACAATAAGAGCAGAGATTGAAGTAGCAAAAATGAGACTTGAGGTCCCATTCCCTGAAAAAGTAGTATAGAGGCTCGGCAAAAGCAAGTAATCAGGCTCTGGTAAGCCAACCCCTCCAAAGTTAAAACCTGGGAAGTTAAAACTGATGTGAATAACAAGGAGGGGTTTTTTAAGTAACAATTAAACAAATAATATGAATCAATTTAAATTAGAAGGAGCAATCATCACTAAATTGCCCGCAAAGCAAGTAACTGAAACATTTAGAGTGCAAGAATTTATCCTCAAGGTAGGAGATCCTGATGATAAGTATCCGCAAGAAGTAAAATTCCAATTAGTTAATGATAAGATATATCTACTAGATTTTATCCAGGTGAATGATACAGTAGAGCTTGTGTTTGAATTAAGAGGTAAAGCATACAAAGAAACTCATTACAATACATTGAATGTACTTGAGGTAAAATCTAAGCTATTCTAATGAGACTAGTTAAGTACATCATAGTAGTGCTATGCCTAATGGCTACCTTTGGGCTATTTTTCTATGGCATGCACTACTTTCTCGGCAAGAGAGGGCTCACAATCGTTTCAATATTAATTTTAATTTATTTTCTACATGGATTTATCAAAGATTTATACTATCACTATCGCAACAGATAAGGACTTCTCAATCAAAGAATGGATGATAGAGCAGACTAATGCAAGGATAACAAACAGATACTTGAAGGTACACATAGCTGAGGACATCGGAGTGCATTACTCACAGCTGTGTAGATTTATGAGTGGTAACACTGTGACTGACGCATTTTATGACAAATGGTTTAAATGGTATATTCAAAATTAGTATCTTTACAACATGACAGCATTCTTTACTTCGTTGGTAGCCAGTTGGTGGTTTGTTAACTTCGAGCCTATTCAGAACTTAATTAACAGATTCATCTTAAAAGACTGGCTACATACGGCTCTAGGATGCTGGAAATGTATGTCATTCTGGACTGCACTAATTTATTCACAATCATTCACAGTGGCTTGTGCCACATCACTCACAGCAGTATGCTTGAACAAACTGATATACAACTCGTAGAATCAATTATCAATCTACCTGAGAAGGAGATTATGACTAAGAGGTCACTCAATCAACTCAAGATGGTTAAATTCATGGCTACTAAGGTGATTGATAAGGAATGCTTTTGCTCTACAGTAAGACGCAAGGTGTGGTATAAGGACTTTTTATCCTGGTATGAAAAGAATGCTTGACCAATACATCCAAAAAAACTACACAGAGGTGCTCAAATACACTAAGCACTTCATTCAACGACTCAAGATACCTAGCTCTATAGAAGCTGATGCTGTCATTAACAATGCTTACCTTCATTGTGTTAAGCTAGAGATAGAAGAAGCTACAGAAGACAAAGCAAAGAGCTATCTACTCAACACAATCAAGTATGAGTTAATCTGGACTCAAGGCTCACGAACTAAGAAAGATGATATCTATAGGTCACACGAATACTTAGGTGACTCACTAGATGATCCATCTGACATTGAGCACAAGGTTAATCTAGAGGATAGCTATAATTTCAAGAAGGCAATGGTAGAGATATATCGTAACTCTTTGGATGATAGAATTAAAAAGATTATCTTTGAGGCATACTATGACAAAGGTCACTCAACACAAACAGCACTGGCTAAGTACTTTGACATCAACAGCACATCGGCTTTCTTTCTAATCAAAGAAATAAAACAAAATATAAAAGAGATACAATATAGGTATAAAGACTAAAATTATGGAATACACAATTAAACCCGAATTCGTAGGTAAAACTGTTAAAATCTATGACAGATTTAAAGGTACTAAGACAATCATAGTAGATCAACTTGACCTAAGCAAAGTTAAGTACTATCAGACAATTGGACTTAAGCATGTATTTGAAGAGGTAGTGACTACTACAGCTCCTGAGTCTACTGTTATTGAATACAAAGGAATTGTAGGACCAATATCTGAAAATGATTTATCACCTGAATTTCTTAAGGCAATAGATACACCAGTTAAAAAGAAACGTACAAAGAAAGTGACTCAAGATAATGGCTAAGCCTAAATACATAGCAACCCCTGAGGCAATGTGGGACTTATTTGTATCCTACAGAGATTGGTGCAAAGCTAATCCTAGATTTCAATACTCACTTTCTAATAAGACTGGCGAAGCAACTGCTATCCCACTAGAAAGACCATTGACTCAAGTAGGTTTTAGATGTTATGCATCTGAGAATGGTAGTTCAGTGCAAGATTATTTTGCTAATACGGATGGAAGATATATTGAGTATGCGACAATCTGTACACACATAGAGGAAGCCATCCGCAAAGATCAGATTGAAGGAGGGATGACTGGGCAGTACAATGCATCCATAACTCAAAGACTAAACAACCTAACTGAGAGAGTTGATACTACTACTAAGGGTGAAGCTATCTCTGAGATAAAGGTTAATATTATTACTTCTAATAAAGAGTAATATATCTTAATAATAATAATAATATAAGTACTACTAATAGTGGTATGATTTGTCTATGGAGCTAAATTCAACTGTCATCTTTCAAAAGAATCACGAGGCACTCAATAGCCCTGAGCATAGATTTATAATCAATGAGGGTGGCTCAAGGTCAAGTAAGACATACAGCCTTTGTCAGCTGATAATTGTCTATTGCTTACAGAATCCTAACAAGGTAGTCAGTATTATCAGAAAGACCTTCCCAGCATTGAGAGCTACAGTGATGAGAGACTTCTTAGAAATTATGAAGACACTTGAGATTTATGACGTGGCTAGACATAACAAGTCAGAGCACATCTATACCTTTAATAATGGCTCTATAGTTGAATTTTTCT